GCCAGGACCGCCAACGTGGCCGGGGTGAGGTTCGCCCGGCTTGTGGTCCACCCAGACATACTTCTTCTGTTCATCATCCCACTCCCTTTTCTTCCACTTGCGACCGTATATGCTTTCCCCGTTCTCATCTTCCCCGACCTTGTATCGGAAACGGCGGTGCCAATCATTGGGGTCGTTTAGGTATTTTTTAATTTGCGTGGCCATGCGACCTGCCGACATTCCCTGCCTGATGGAATCCTCGACAGCGGAGGTCATCAGCGCCAACGTCTCAGAGTTCCACAACCTGCCGGACACCGTAGGCACTTTCTTCATGAATGCCTTGGCGGCATCTTTCTGACGTAGTTTTATGGAGAAGGCCTTGATGAGTTTGTTGCTTGCATGTTCCCCTATCGCCGCCTTGATGAGCGCCTGGCAGTTCTGATACGAAAGACCGTAGGCGGCTGCGACCCCATCTGTGACCTTGCGCATGATAGATGTCTCCAGACGGTCCATTATCTCATCCACCTTATCCTGTAGCCCGTAGTCTTCGAAGTTGAACGGCACTCCCTCTATAATCTCCAGCCCCACCATTAACTCCGCAATCTCACGTATGGCATCGTCGTATAGTTGTTGAACTAGCCGGGCATTCTTCTCACACAGATTGAACACCTCCTGCCGTATCTTCTTATAGTCTGGTTTGCTCACTTCTTTTCAAATTTGCCGTTGATACACTTCTTGTCTAGAAACTGGCTCCATGTCTCGTGTGGGCATTTGCAGAGAAAAGGGAGGCGTGGTTTCGTGTTGGTTAGTTCGTGATAGTCGTATGACAGCGCACACTCCCTACACGTGCCCAGTTTCTTCTCATCGTCCTTTTTTCCCCTTGATGTCTTGGTCTTTGCCATAATGCTATTCTGCTACACCGAAAGCGTCCACCGTCTGGCGGCGCATGTACTCTTTGAGTTCCTCCTCTTTCTGACGTTCCAGACGCTCTTTCTCCAGACTTGCGTCCTTGATGAGATAGGAGTGTTCCAGAAGGGTCTCCGTTGACATACCGCCGGAGTTGTGCTGTTTGAGTGCGTCGGCAAGAATCTGGGTCACATCATCGCCGAACGGCTCACTGAACTCGTGGTTGATAACTAACGACGAGTACCCTCTGTTGGCCACGTCGATTACGTTGTCGAGGATGGCGCACACCAAGCTAGACGTTCTGTAGAGATACTCATCGTGCTTCTCCTTGTGCTTGTCAGCCTTGATGTTGGCAAGAACCAGATATTGTTTGAGCATTCGACCGCTTGCCTGGCCCAGACCTTTGAGGCTTTCGAGGGTGAGGTTCGGGGTGAAAGACTTCGAGAGTATCTGGTCATCCAGTTTGTCAATCTCGCTATTCCGCGACTCGTTGCTGTCCTCACGCTCCAGATAATGAACATCGCCACCACTCTTAACAACGAACATATCGCCCTCATCCTCCTCCTTGGGCAGCTTGTCGCGGTTGATGATCTCCGCAGTAGCAACGAGTTTCGGGTCGGAAAAGCGGTCGTTACTGTCTGCCACAGCAGAGGTTGCTTTCTCGACTCTATCGATAAGCGATTCCGTCTGCTCCCACTCTTTCTTCTGCTGGAAGATGATGACGGGGATTTTGCCTACTTGGTTTGTCTTTTCGACAACACGCCAAGTGCCAAAGTTGGTCTGCTCGCAATACCAGATTCTGTCAGCCATATAGATGTCGTAGTGATGCACGATTTTCTTCCCTGCGTCCATCGTGTTGTAGCCCCAAGCGAATGCGGTCAGTCTGTCGTATTGGTCGAATAGCGTATAGATATCATCGTTCTCAGCCTTGGAGAGTACCTTGATGGTCATCTTGGGTTTGCCGTCTTCCTTTCTGACATGAAAGAGCATTGCGGAGCATTCCTCGATGCCGGCTACACGTTTCGCCTCACGGATATGCGCGTCGAAATGGCACTCAGCCAACAGGTCCTTGTACCGCTCAAAGCGCGCCTTTGTTTTGTCCTGCTCTTTCTGGAGTTCTGAAATGCGTGTGTCAATCTCAACCAACCTTGGGTCTCCCTCCTCCAGAGTCTTGCGTTCCGCATCGAGAGCCAGCCTCTCTTCCTTGTTGGGGTCTGGGGTGCCGTCTATCCACTTGACGGGTCTGCCATACATGAAAACCAGCGCAATCTCGTTGATGTAGAGAGGGTAGGGGATGGCAATCTTATTCAACTCCTTGTAGCGAATGATATTGCCGTCCTTGTCTCGAATGACCTTGGGCTCACGCTTCATGATTTTGTGTGAGGGTGCCTCATAGTCTCTGATGCACTCCTCTGCCCTCTCGCTGTGGGAATCCATCATCGAAATGGCCCTGCGTACATCGCCGTTGCGGATTAACTCCTCGAAGGTCTGTTGGTAGCCTACGGCGGCGTTGAGTTTGTTTTTGAAAACGTCTAGGATGTTCATTGTGTGTTATATTAAGAATTTTGACAATTTGATTTCCAATTCGTCCGGCACAACGAGGTCGATATAGTCGAATGCACACCTCATGAGCATGGCGTCTCGCCAGTCTGGGGACCTGCCGATATCCTCCTTGATGTGCGCTTTGGGTTTCGCCTCCAGTTTGCCGTCGCTGTCAACGTTCCATGACTGGAGTTGTTCGCACTCACGCACTATCTCGTTTTCCTCCTCCCTGCTGATGATGTCTCTGGGTATCACTATATCGTGGTCGTTGATGTGGTCTGCCAACTTGTAGATGCATTGTGTTTGGGCATTGCGATAGTTCTCTTTCTCGAAACTGGAGGGGTCGATGTATGGTTGTGCGCCGTTGAGGAATCCCAGACAACCGAGGTGATCAACCACACCGCCTCCCACTCCGTCCTCATCCACGATGACCCGCTTAGGCGGCACACGCCACTTCTTCATGACGGCACGGATACAGTTCTCAATCTCCACCGTTGAGGATGTCGGGAAACTATGAACCTCGAGCCACTTCCAGCCCTGCCAGGCGATGATGCGTGCGCGGTCAGAACCGTAACGCGCCACGTCGCAAGTGAGGAACTTTGGCTGTTCTGCCCCTGCGTAACGGCTGATGAAGTTGTCAAACATGGCCAGAATGTTGTCATAGGTGCAAAGCATGTTCGGGTTGTCATCATATTCCCAGTTACCTTTCAGCAGACGTTCCCGCTTTACTTTATCAGACAGAGAGCGCAATTTGTCGATGTAGGTAGTCTCGATGAACGGGTTCTCTTGCACCAGACATGGCATATAGACCTTGCCATCAGGCAGCACTTTCTTCTTCCATGGCTCATAGAATTCGTTGAAGAGCCAGTTCTTTTTGGGGTTGCATGTGATGAATAGTTTGCCCAGAAGTCCGTACTTGTCGTTATACTGTCGGTTGATACGTGACTTTAGAGTGTCGTATGCGTCGAAACAGACCTCACCAGCCTCCTCAATCCACCCGCTTGTGTACTCGATGGAACCCAAGTCCTCGAAGAACGGGTCGCTGGGTGTGCGTTTCAGTTCGATGAGGTTGATACGACTGCCATTGAAGAACTCGAAGTAGTTACGGCTGCCGTTGAACTTCCACAACTCCCTCGGGACTCCGTATGCGGCAAACACCTTATGGAATGTCGGCTGGGTCGAATCAAGAAGACGGGCCAGAACGTTACGGCCGACAAAGTACTTGGTGCCGGGGTACAGCAGGCACATGAAAGTCATCCATACTGCACCAGTCCATGACTTGGCACCACCAGCGGCACCGCCATACAGAAATTCGCTTGTCGAATGGTCCATGAGAACCTGCAAGGCCATCTCCTGTTTGGTGTGCTTTTTACCGTCGCGGACAGTAACGAAGTCGAACAGGCCACGACGAAACATCTCCATCTTGACCTGCAAGGCTATTGGTATCTCTATCCGCTTTTCTGCCATTGGTTACTTTTCTTCCTCCTTGGCGCTCATCTTCTCAATGAGTTTGTTGTACTCGATTAACTCCTTGTCGCTGAGTTTCGAGAAATCTATGACCTTTTCCGTATGGTGTTCCACTTCCACCCTCTCCCCGTAGCCCCTATCTTTCATCTTCGTTTTGGCGTAGAAGATTATCATGGTGGTGTTGCCGTCCTTAATCTGTTTCAGCATGGCCGCCTCGGCCAAGTCTTTCTGCAACTCCTCGATATCCTCGCACCTCTGGGCAAAATCTGGGTCGTTATTCTTCCACTCATAGAACGTCTTCCTTGATATGCCGGCTTTCCTACAGGAAGACGCAACGATGCACATGTTGAGTTGGAAGATTTGCAAGAACTCCTCTTTCCGCTTTGCGACCTCTGCCTGCACCTTTTTCTTGGTGACTGCTGCCGCCTTGACGGCCCTAGGGCTCTTTTCTTTTGGTTTCTGAGCCGTTTTCTTAGTGTCGGCGGTACTCTTTACCCTCGTTGTGCCTTTGGTGGTCTTGGAGGGGGTTTTCTGTGGCTTTTCTGGGGGTTTGTCGCTCTTTTTCATCTTCCGTTGCTCGTCTTAATGTTGAATAATATGCTCCGATATGCCCTCCGCTTGGGGTCTCCGGCCATGAGGACGTTGTATATGTCTTGATAGACCTTATCGTAGGTCTGGGCGGTCACGTTCGACAACAGACGCTTGGCCTCAATGTAGCCG